CCTAGAGTTTTGAATGCCCTATCAAATATTTTTGCACATCCTCCTGCTCCATGTTGTACACTTGTACTCCATATTACATCAGCAACTATTGGAGTACGATTACTTAAATCAATTCCTGTCCTACGTTGAATTGCACGTAGACCTCCACCATAATATATATTTGCAATATATTCGTGCTGACTTTCTGCTGCTGCGTGATCAGCCATTAAGGTTTCCCACGTATTCTTAAATGTAGTTGTTCCCTGTCTTGCAGCAGCATCGCCGCCTGCGCTTGATAGTGCTTCGTATACTTGAGGTGCATTAGTTTGGCACCAAAGTATGTATTCTCCTACAGCACCAGTTTTTGCAGCAAGCTGGTATTGTCCGTAACTCCAGCCTCCTGTGCTATCCCAGCCGATAGCAACAGGTCCTTTTTTGCCCGATTCGTATTGCGCAGACAATGTTCCTAGTCTATAATTACCATCTGACGGTAATTTAACGCTAGAACTGTAGTCTGATCTAGGTGCAGTGCCTGTGCCTGTGCCAGAACCGCCTGCTCTGCTGTCAATATTTCCTGATGTGATATTTCCGCCACTACCTGCAACATATGCAGAACACGCTCTAGATGCTTTATTTTTTGCAAATGTATCAGGAGATATAACCCTATCAGCAGATGATAATCCTCCTGGTGATTCTCTATCAGTTTCTGGCTTTTTGTAAGCAAGAGGATCCATATTTTCATGATGTGGCCAAGGTTCATGTTGTGGTGCTCTTGTTAGAATACTTTGATATGATACAGGTTGATAATTACCTGGCACAATATATGGCAAAGTAACAGTTGCTAACGGATCTACAGTTTGAGCTTGCGCTGCGGGCGCAGCTTGTGGACCATTCATATGAACAAAAGTTGCTGTTTCTCTATGTTCTCTTGCACTCTTAATATGTGTAGAGCCTTGCGATGTCAATCTATTATCTAATCCGCTATTCAGATGATAGAATCTACCATTAGAATTGTAATGGTCTCTGTTTATACCAACATGTTGATCTCTACCAACTGTAATTTTTGCATCTTTACCAACCTGTAGATTATAATTGTGCTGTGCTTCAAATTGAATACGTCCGCTTTCTAAATCTCTTCCGTCCTTTTCAGCACCTTTGCTGTATCTAGCAGTAGCTTTCATATTAATATTACGTCCTGCTTCAAAATTAATATCTCTTTCCGCAGTAAAGTTAAAATCATTTTCCGTCATAATACTAATACTGTCTTGTGCATGAATGTCAATTTTGCCGTCACTAGTAAGTTCTATCCAAGCAGTACCCCTTGCATTGCTTATATAGATTAAATCTTCCGAATTGTGCAAAAGTATTTGATGGCCTGTTCTTGTTCTAAACCTCATTAATTCATTTTGAGGTATAGTTTCATCTCCACCGGGGTCGCCTATTTCTTTGTTTACATATTCAGGTGGACCATCTTCAGCATGAGTTTTTCTAATAAATGCAGCGTCACCGTCATCCATAACAAGACTATGACCGCCTAATCTGTTGTATGGAACAGATGTTTTTTCAGGTACAGCACCCATTTCCATTTTTGGAGATCCAGGTCTACGATCTCTTTGTCCAGGTGTGTTTACTCCAAATACTGCACTAGGTATCTCTCTCCTTGCACTACTTGTAGTTGTGCCTCTTGTTTCGTCAAAAATTAAACCTTGCACTTCTAATATATTTGTAAAGTCTTTGTTGTAAGGCTTTTTGAAAAGCGTAGGATCTATTAGTTCTCCTGTTTCTACTTTTTTATTATATTCGCCAACAGGTAATTTTGCACCTTGCAAATTTTGGGGTGTAGTATCAGTAGTGCGTTCGGTACTAGCTCTACCGTCAGGGACCATAAAGTTCATATAATCATCAGGAATACAGCCGATCCAATATCCCATATTAAGATCGCCTTCTGCAAAAACACATAATACCTTTGTGCCTATATCAGGAGGTACCATCCACATTCCGTAAGATTTTTGTGTGTATTCATAACCGTCGTTATCTGTTAGGCCTTTGCTAGGTGTAACACCATAGAAAGGCATCAAATATCTTACGTTTGCAAGTTGCCCTGTTCTTTCAGGTGTTGATCCTGAGCCTGTATATCTAAGTATTTCTACTTCTAGTCCGCCCATATATCGTCTATCTAAATGATTAACAACTATAGCTTCATATGGACCTGAATCTTTAAGAAACTTGTCTCTGGATGGTGTTCTAGTATAATTTCCTGATGCCATTATTTTTCCTATATATTCTAATTATTATTAGAATCCCATATCTTGCGCTCTTTTCGGTAGTTTCTTGCTGTCATATTCTTTAGGAGGTGCTGCATAATATGTTCCGTCTGGTTTTCTATATCTTACAAGATTTACACCTCTTTTTCTAGCTTCTTTTATATCTTGACTAGACTGTCTTCTACTTTCTCTTATTTCATTTCTTGATGCACGTTGTATATTTTGTGGATTTTCATTTTCTGCTTGCGGAGGGGCTTGTTCACTAGAAACACTTTGTTCTGTTTCTGCTGCATTAGCAGTAGGTGTAGATTGATTTGCCCTTGCAGCACGTTGGATAGCATCGTCATAGTTGACTGTATCATTAGCAGTAACATTGTTAGGAACTTCTGAAATTTCTTGTTGTTCTATTGACTGTCCTGTAGTTCCTGCTGTGCTATTTTCTTCTGCTCCTACGCCGCCGCCTGTGCCTGACGCAATACCTTTGTGCAATTTCTTTCCTGTCAAAAAGTCATATCTATCATTATATAATTCTGTTGGCGTGTATGCATAGACATTTGTAGGATCTGTAGTATTTGGCTGTGTTCCTGGAGGAGTATAGGATCCACCTGGAGGTGTACTAGATAGCGGAGTAGGCTGAGTTACAGGTCCTGTCAGAGGTTGATTGTAACTGTCTAGGCGAACGTTAGATCCATTTTCGATAGCCTTATCTAAACGTTGCTGTAAATTGGTTATCCTTTCTGAAAAGTTTCCAGTAGAATCACTTACAGCATTTTGTATTAATTGGTCTACAGCAGGTAATTCGATATTATCAGGTATAGCAGATTCTGGAGGAATCACTCCTCTAGCTGCTAGATATTCCCTGCGCTGTGAAGCTGTCATTTCTCTAAGATCTTCAACTTCTCGCTTAGGCCAAATATTATCCTTACTAATTGTACCTGGAGCAAAATTATCATATGAAGATTGTAAGGCTTGATAAGAATTTGCTACTGCCAAGGGATCGTCTACTAAACTAGGACGTCTTAGCCCTTTTTGTAATACATCTTCATCATTTGCATCTAAAGGTAAATTACCGTTCATTACTTAACTCCTTAACATGCTGGACTTGTAGGCTGCTGTGCAGAAGTACTAGAAGAACCGGACTGTTGCACTTGGTCTGTAAGATCTCTGTTTACTTGTGCCGGAGCAGCACCTGCTTTCACAGTAAATCCGCCATTTGTTCCTGGTTTGATAGTATAGTTAAATCCAGGATTAGCTTGTTGATAAGCTATTGCAGAATTAATTGCAGAATCTATAGAAGGAAATCTTCTGCCTACAGGTGTAGGCACAACTACTCCAGCAGGTTGAGATTGTGTTGGTGTATTATTTGACGGAGTAGAATTTGATGTGCCAGATGAAGATCCGCTGTTAACATCGGTATTTCCTGTTTGAGTGTCTCCAGTTGAATTTTCTTGATCTAATACTGCCTCATCGTCAACTTTAACTGGACCAGTATTATTGTCAGTTGGCGGATCATCTTGTCCTCTACGTCTTAGCAGTTTCAACAACTGAGTAAATTTTCCTCCCGAAAATGTGTTAGTTACTGCCCATGCACTAAACAATCCACTAAATTGCGGAACTACTTTAGGAAATTCTATTGTTGCACCCTGTATTTGATAATCAAAAGGTGTTTTGAAATTTACAACAACAAATACTTCCGAATTATGATACTGCATAGTTCCTTCTTGTGTTGTGCTAGGTTTATCTCCAGGTTCTGCAACAAAGTTACCCATTTCTTGCGGTACAAAAAACGGATCGCCAATTATTTCCATTTCTGCACTAATCATATCAACAGTTTGGTTAGTTATACGATCATGAAACATTTCTGCAATTTTACGTCTAATATCTCCGCTTCTAACAGCGTTTGCACTGGTAGATGAAGTTTGTGTCCTTTCTTGAACTTTACCATTTACACTATTTGCGCCTGCTCCAGTATTTCTACTGGTTGCAGCGCCTTGTGCTTCATCAATTGCAACTGCACCATCTGCTCCTGGACTAGTTAGAGCACCGCCGGCATTTTGCCCAAAATTAGCGAATGCAGTTTGTGTAAATGCATTGTTAAACGAAATATCAAAATTTAGAACATCTTCATTTTTTCCAGTGTAGATGTAATTGTATTCTTTTGCTGCTGATGCTTTTAATCCTTCTGTGTTAGGAGAGCGTTCATTAGGTGCATTAAATTTTGCTTCGTCTGCATCATAAGGTATGACACTGTAGACATATACACGAGGAGGACGTCCTATTTGATTTTCAGTTTCTGGATTTTCTTCAATAAATGTTAATGTGTCTATTTTAAACCATCTACGTATACCATTCCTGCCTGGTTCTGTTGAACGTGTTCTAGCAAACTCGCTATTAAGCACCATTCTTTCAATAACATCAGTTATAGTATTTCCTTGTTGGAATTGATAATCACGCGATCTTTCTGCTGGAGCAGCACCAGCAGAATTCCTAGCAACCTGTCCTCTAGGATCATTAGGATCTGTCACAGTAGAACTATAACTTGCTTGCCCTTGATTTCCGCCCTCTGCTACATTTTCAATTAATGTTGATAGGCCAATTTCATTCATTTCACCTTCGTCTTCGGCAAATGTTTTCAATTTTGCATACATTCTTCCTACACTATTAATTGTAGCTTCAATAATATTTTCATTTCTTTGATTATATTGTTGACGTAGATCTCTTGAAAATTCTATAGCTTCATTTTCGCCTAGACCGTCTTGTCTTCCAAGTGCATCTCTTACCCTTGCACTTACATCTATCTTTAGTGCATCTGGATTAATAATATCTCTTTCTAGATACTCAGTAAGTGCTTTTCTACTTTTTGGAAATACAATTACATATCTATCAAATGGAGCTATAGTTCCAGATGTTTCCATTGCACTTATTCTATCGTTCATTATATTTGTTACACTTCTTGCTCCAGTTTCGAGTGTATTATGAACTAAATCGCCATTTGCATTTATAGGTGTTTTTATTTCATTAATATCGTCACCTAGACCTGTTTCGCTCATAGGCACTGCTGTAATTTCGTATACAGATCCTTTACCGTCTACATTGAAATCAACTTTAGTGAATAGTACAGGAATAAAGATAGGACGTATATCAGTATTAGATATTCTGTTTCCATATTCATCCCATCCAACAAAATCTATTTTAAAGCAAAAAGGAGCATCTAAATAATTTTGAAATCCTGATATCGCTGCTGCACCAATAATAGCCTCAATAAAGTTACCCATGCTATAAGGTTCTGTCACTGTGAAACTTAATGATGTGCCTAAACTTACGTTGGTATTAGGATTCGGTGCAATCACAGCATCCATTTCAAGATTATCTATATAATATTCTGCATGTCCTGGATTTGAATTATTATATTCGTCATCATTTTGATAACGTTTATCGTAACTGCCACCACCGCTTTTACAAATTACAGTTTCAAAACCGCCTGCTTCTCTATAAACATTTGGACTGTTATATTCTTTAGCACTTAATATACCTAAGGTAATAACATAATTGTGACTTATATAATTCCGCAATGGATTAGGAATTTTACTGTATGCTGTACCAGTCCGTTGCGAAACTCCGAATGCAGCAGTAGGCAAATCCCTAAATTGTCCAATGCTTCTGTCTTGCGAAATAGGATTCACATTAAACGGTTTAAATGTGTTATCTACAAAATCATTAAATGGACTTTCGTTGGATTGTATTTCAACTACTTCACGTAATCCGTCATAACGTTCACCAATAGGAGTAGAAAGTTCTGCTACAGATCTAGGAACAACATTAATTGGTTGATTTTGTATTGCCTGAAGTTCAGGAGCACTTTGAGTAATATTTCGTATTGCTGCTGATGTATTTGAAGATACATTGTTTGCTTTAAATCCACCAAATATGTTTACATTTTGCAAGCCAGGAACAAGCTGACCTAAATTTAAACCGCCTGTTAGTGGACCTAGACTTCTTCCTGTTAAATTTCCTACATCTAGAGTGCCATTTAACACGTCTGTGATTCCGCCAGTTATACTTTGTATTCCTTGTGCATTTCTTTGTGTATTAGAAAATAGATCTTCTGCACGTCTAGATAACGTTGCTGCTTGGCTTGCAACCCTGCTGTTTCCTGGTACAAGACTTTGTACATCTCTTGTTAATGCACCAACACTTCTAAATGTATTCTGTAAACTACTGTTGCCTGCAAAGTTATTAATTAAGTCTCCAGCACTATTTGCATTTGTTATAACATCAAAAAGGTTATTTTTGTTTCCCGATATTTGTCCAATGCCGCTAGAGATTCTTCCTATATTTTTTTGAATGTCATTAAATTTAGCAATAGATGACGAAACCTGTCCAAACTGTCCAGGACCTCTATTAATTGCTGCATTTGTATTAGCAATTCTTTTGAGAGGATTATTAAATCTAAATGCCATTAATAACCTAACCTTGTTCTTAAATTACTACCTTGTGGCAAATAAATTTTTGTACCAGATACAAAGTCAAATATAGGATCTTTCAACACTTCTGGATTTCTTTGAGCAAAAACCCACCACAATTCTTTTTTTCCATACATATCATAGGCAAGTAAATCAGGACGTCTATTATAGGCAGGCTTTATTTCATACAAAACATCATCGCCTGCTACAGGTATTGATCTCGGTGTGAATATATCTAGATATCCAGCAGCAGTAACTTTTGTATTTGCATATGGACTAAGAACTTTTGACATTATACCCACCCCTCTGGTGCACCAATATGTCTACCTTCGATGTAATCATTTAGACTAAATCTAGCATGACTACGTCTTGCATACATTGGCTGTAGACTGACAGTAAAAATACCTCTAGTAGGTACATAATTAATCTCACCATTGACGTCACATTCTATGTAATCTACGTCTTGTGGCATATCTGTTGTAAAGTTTGTAATAGCAACAGGAATATTGTTAAGAACATGAGGTCCATATCCGTTTAATCTTGCAACTAACGGAGGACTACCTACTGGATCACTTTCTCCGTAAAACATTTTAGTCATAGTTCTGAAATAATGTAAAGCAGCTACCCAATACTTTGCATCTCTTTCGTTTTCTTGTATGAATTCTCCAGTAATAGTCATATTGTCTATTTGACTATTTTCGTATGCAAAGAATGGATGATTAGTATGAGTTGGTTGGATGGCACTGTAATTTGCACTACTACCTAGCAATATTGTAGGAGTATAAGGAAATATCAGTTTCTTTAATTCGTTTAGAGGAGCTAATACATTTGATGTTAATAACACATCAGGCACACTTAGGCTTACACGCCAATCATGTGTTTCGCTGGCTCTAGCTGCTTCACCAATCTTTACAGTAGTAAATTCTCTGCGCTGAGGTGCTGCATTAGGTCCAACATTTTGATCTAAATTTTGTGCCATTCTTGCAGCTTGAGCTGCACTATTCACTGTAGTCATTATACTGATCTCCTATAGTATTTAGTTGACAAAATTAACTACGTGTATTATAATAAATAATAAATTGGAGCCAATAATCTATGAGAAAAAGAAATTACCTTAACAACAGAGATATCTTAGCGGAGATACACAAGTCAAAAAATACTTTCAATAGCTACGTAGAAAAAGAATACGGAGACTATGACATTATTCTAGATAGTGTAGATAAAATTAACATACGCACTATTGCAGAAGCAAAAAGAAACAAAGCAAAACGTCTTAGCACTGAAGCATACGAAACACGCAAGATGGCAGGCGAAAAAGTTAAACAAGCAGATTGCGAAATTCCTTACACAAAAATTACAAAAGAAGAATTAATTTTCCGTGTGATGACGTTCGAACACATTCCAGACGAACCTGGACGCAAAAAGAATCCTAAGACAGTAGCAGATACAAAAACAAAACTAAACTTTCCTCCTTTTCATCATTACAAATTTAATGACGAAGGTGAATTAATTTGTGTTGGCAAAAGTCACTGGACAGGTGGCATGGAAAACGGTTATTTTTCCAAAACACATGGTAAAGCAACGGATAAACTTGCAATGATGTGGATGAAACTTGTGGATAGATATGCTACAAGAGGAAATGTACGTGGTTACACATACAACGACGAAATGAAGGGACAAGCAATCCTTCAATTATCACAGATTGGCTTACAATTTGACGAATCTAAGTCAAATAATCCGTTTGCGTACTACACGGCCGCAGTTACAAACTCATTTGTACGTGTTATCAATATAGAAAAGCGTAATCAAAACATTAGAGATGATATTCTCGAAATGAATGACTTGAATCCAAGTTATACAAGACAAGCACAAGGCGAATGGGAAGCAAGTGTTCGCAGAAATGAAGAAGCAAGTGCATCAGTCTTTTCGGAAAAAAAATAGTTGACAGGTGTATAATTACATAGTATACTTTAACAAGTATATATGGAGGATATTCTTTGTTTAAGAAAGCCGCGGTGTTTACAGACATCCATTTCGGCCTTAAAGGCAACAGTCGCATACACAATGAAGACTGTGAAGAGTTTATTGATTGGTTTATTGATACTGCAAAAGAAAACGGATGCGAAACTTGCATCTTTTGCGGCGATTGGCACCACAACCGTAACTCATTAAACTTAACTACTATGGATGCAACCATCCGTAGCATGGAAAAGCTCGGACAAGCATTTGAACAATGCTTAATGTTTGTTGGCAACCACGACTTGTACTACAAAGACAAGCGTGATGTAAGTTCAACTGAGTTTGCAAGACACATTCCAGGTATCACTGTAGTAGATAAGATCACTGTAGAAGATGATGTTGCACTTGTTCCATGGTTAGTAGGTGATGAATGGAAGAAAATGGAAAAGATCAAAGCCAAATATCTGTTTGGTCACTTTGAACTTCCAAGTTTCTACATGAACGCTATGGTACAGATGCCAGATCACGGTGATCTAAAGGTTGAACACTTTAAGAATCAAGAGTATGTGTTCTCCGGTCACTTCCACAAGCGACAGAAACAGGGCAAAGTACACTATATTGGTAATGCATTTCCACACAACTATGCAGATGCATGGGATGACGAACGTGGAATGATGATTCTAGACAAAGAAAACGATGCAGAACCACAATATTTAAACTGGTGGAACTGTCCTAAGTATCGTACAGTGAAACTTTCAGAGCTACTTGATCGTACTGAAGAGATTATTAAGCCTAAAATGTACCTGCGTGTTACATTAGACTTACCTGTTAGTTATGAAGAAGCAAATTTTCTCAAAGAAACGTTTATCAAACAGTATGGTTGTAGAGAAATAACACTCATTCCGCAAAAACAGATCGAAGAAATTAGTACAGACTTAGATATTGCACAATTTGAAAGTGTTGATCAAATTGTAGCAAGTGAAATTGCAGAACTTGACACTGAAAACTTTAATAAGAAGATGTTGTTAGACATCTATAATGGCTTACATGATTAAAATAAAAGATTTAACCGTAAAAAACTTTATGAGTGTGGGAAACCAGACTCAAGCTGTTGACTTTAACCGTGAACAGCTAACTCTTGTGCTTGGCGAAAACTTAGACCAAGGAGGTGACGATTCTGGATCACGCAACGGTACAGGCAAAACTACGATAATCAATGCATTATCCTATGCTTTGTACGGTCAAGCACTGACCAACATCAAACGTAATAACCTTATTAATAAAACTAATAGTAAGGGGATGTTGGTCACCCTACATTTCGAAAAGAATGGAGTAGATTACAGGATTGAGCGTGGTCGCTCTCCTAATGTACTCAAGTTCTTTATCGACGAACATGAACAAGAGCTCACAGACGAGTCACAAGGTGATAGTCGCAAGACACAAGAAAGCATCAACGACTTGCTGGGCATGAGTCATGACATGTTCAAACACGTTGTTGCACTAAACACCTACTCAGAACCGTTTCTAAGTATGCGACAAAACGATCAACGTGCTATTATTGAGCAGTTGCTAGGTATTACACTGCTTTCTGAAAAGGCAGACTTGCTCAAAGACGAAGTGAAGCGTACAAAAGATGCTATTACAGAAGAAACTCTTAAGATTGAAGCAATACAAACTGCTAATTCTAAGATTGAATCAACTATTGAGAGCTTAGTAAGCAGACAACGTGCATGGCGTACTTCTCAACAGGCACAAGTTGAAAAATTAGAGAAAAATATACAAGAACTAGAGCAACTAGACATTGATACAGAACTTGAATCGCATGAAAAACTAGCAAACTGGACAGAAATGAACAATGCTATTACGGCTCTTAATAAAGAAAAAAGCACACTAGAGAGTGCATTACTACGTGCTACTAAATCTGTAGAAAAAGCCGAAAAAGACATCGCAAATCTTGACGATGCTACTTGTTATACTTGTGGACAAGCACTACATGACGACAAAAAAGCAGAAATTGAGTCACGAAAAGCAAAAGAACTTAACGATGCAATGGCATATCAAACAGAAGTAGCTGATAAACTACAAGATGTGCTTACAGGACTAGAACAAATAGGTAATATCAACGGACGTCCTAACACTTTTTATGAAACTGCCAAAGAAGCATATGACCATAGAAGCAATGTTGATAACCTAAAGCAAACACTTGCTAATAAACAAAGCGAAGAAGACCCTTATCAGGTGCAGATTGATGATTTGAACAACACAGCCATCCAAGAAATCAACTGGGATGTTGTAAATGATCTTACTTCATACAAAGAGCACCAGGAGTTTTTGTTAAAGCTGCTTACAAACAAAGATAGTTTCATTCGCAAGAAGATTATTGATCAGAATCTTGCATATTTGAATAATAGACTTACATATTACCTAGATAGACTAGGTTTACCGCACCAAGTAGTGTTCCAAAACGACTTAAACGTAGAAATTACGCAACTAGGACAGGATCTAGACTTTGATAACCTGTCAAGAGGTGAACGTAACCGTTTGATCCTTGGTTTGAGCTTTGCATTCCGTGATGTTTGGGAAAGTTTGTACCAAAACATCAACTTGTTGTTTATTGATGAGTTGATTGATAGCGGAATGGACACTGCTGGTGTTGAAAACTCACTGAGCATCCTTAAAAAGATGGGCAGAGAACGTGATAAGAACATTTATTTGATTAGTCACAAGGACGAACTAGTCGGAAGAGTGAATCACGTACTAAAAGTTGTTAAAGAAAACGGCTTTACTTCATACGCAAACGATATAGACATCGTTGAATAGAGAGATAGATGATAGATTTTATTATATTTGGTATTGTTGATAATGCAATCATGATATTAGGTGCAATGACTGGACTTAGTATTGAAAAGTACCTACCAAAAGCATTTCAAAAAGGTATTGGAACTGTAGTAGGTGCCGGCATTGGCAATGCTGTAAGCGATTTCATGGGCGGTGCAAGCACAGCTAGTTGGGATCTAGCATTTGGAACAGCATTTGGTTGTATTATTGGATTAGCATTTATACCATTATTCAATATAGTAGCAAAAAAGTACAATGATAGATAATGATGACACACATGATCAGTTAGCACAGGCATATTTAGAATATTTCCGTGCAAATGAAGACTTTGAAAAACGTAATAGTGTTAGAACACACCGTTATGTAAGAAAGTGCTTGAGAGATATTCGCAGTTTAGCAAAAGAACGCATGGAAGAAGTACATGACAAGCACCTAACCAAAAAAGAGGCAAAGAAAAAAGGCAATCCATAAGTACATCATGCAATGGACTTATGAAGGAAAGGCAATAGATACTATACCAGACGAGTATGAAGGGTTTGTTTACCTCATAACCAATCTAAAAACTGGGCAAAAATACGTAGGCAAGAAACTAGCAAAGTTTAAAACCACAAAGCCACCACTAAAAGGCAAAAAGAATAAACGCAGAGGCTACAAAGAAAGCGATTGGAAAGACTATTGGGGATCATCTGATAGACTCAACGCTGATGTTGAAGCACTAGGCCCAGACAACTTCACAAGAGAAATACTATACCTATGTAAAGGCAGGGGCGAAATGTCCTATCTAGAGGCTAAAGAGCAGTTTGACCGTCGTGTATTAGAGACAGATGAGTATTATAACGGAATTATTAATGTAAGAGTTGGCGGCTCAGACAAACTAAGACAAGCTCTATTAGAACATACCATTCAGGCAAAGCAATCCAACACATAAGGTTAGCGGGCCAGTTCACAAATACCGCTGTGGAAAAAGCATCCGTATAGGAGCACACGTAACATGCTGAGCGGCATCCGGTAGTAGGGTGTTTGATTGGCATAGACTGATTGTTGGCTGTCGAAAAACTGCACATTACACATAAAAACCCCTTAGCACTAGGAACGAAGCGGGGGATA